CGTGAGCATTTAACAGTCATTAGACCATTATCCTCAAGCTCTGGAAAATGGATAAATGGATCCCGTGTGTAATATAGCTTAGTTCCATACCATGTAATGGCTATTAGCAGTATAGTTATCATTTGTCTATTGTATCATTTTCTAGTCCAAGTTGAGACCTTTTGGCCAGGAGTTCCTCTAGGCGTATCTTCAATGAGGACCTTATTCTTATTTAGATCGTATATAGCCTTATTGAGTTCTATCATATCCTTAGCAGAAAGTCTCTTACTTTCCAATTCCCGCCCATCAATTGCTTGAAGCTTGCGTCTAGTCTTTTCAATATCAGATAGGCTTTTCTTTTTATCAGCCTCAATAGAGGCTTTAGACTTGCCCTTATATTTCTTTTTAGCCATATAGTAATTATACTATATTGATATAATTTTAGTCAACTACTTTATCTTCTAATTTCTTGCCAATTGATGCAGCTTTCTTACGTACTCTTTCAGCTGATTCTATTGTATGATTTATGGATGCTTGAAAGGATTTGCACATTTTGCATAGATCGAGCATATCTGGATAGTTTGCCCATGCTGCTCTATTTGTCTCTATTGAACATGTCTTGCACATTGTAGCCATTGTAGTTCTTTCTACTAGATAAGGTTAATTGCCCTTATAGTATAAGTATACACCTTACGCTTCCCCGCCTAAATCATGCCCCCAAGTGCTATCACTCATATCATCATCCATAGTTCCACAATTAAAGCATGTGACTTGACCATCCAGATCTAGCTGGAAATCATGTCCATACTTAGTGCATGTCATGATAGTTCCTTCTCAATCGCTTGGATTGTTTCGCAAAGGTATTGATTGCATACACCGCAATGGTTGAACTCATCAGGCTTATGCAATTCCACTACTGCACGTAGGGCAAACCAAGAAGCATTCTCTCTACGGCAGGTTTCACAATCATCTCCACATTTTGTAAAATTGTCATCTATCTCCGCCAGCAATTCATCGTATGTCATTTCCGATTTGCTTGGATAATTGCGAGCATCTCTATCTAATCTCCCCTGATATATTTCATCTGCTCCATCTGCTTGTTCCAATGAACGATTCATTCCATCCCAAAAAGTATCGTGTGTCATTTAAGTTCCTCCTCAATAGCCTTAATTCCCTCTAAAACTTTACCCCATACTGAGGATCCGTAGTTAGTATTGAAGTATTCAAACATCTCTAAGCCTGCTTGAGTTTTAATATCAGACTTATCCGATTGATATGTTTCATCGTTCATTAATATCCACCCATACATTTATTACAAGTATCATATATTCAGTATAACATTTATGACGGGTGCCGTCAATAGTCTCTACCGCCGAACTTTTTCACTTTTTCGCTTCACTAATTGCGATCAATATAGTCTATATACTATAATATTAGTTTAAATCAATAGAAATTAAATAAATCTATTTTCTATATACATATCGGTATATTGACCATTTTTCATTACTTCTTTATATTCTACTGGGTTAATCAATTTATTTATTGGCTTAAATAGATTGGCATAAGTTCTCTTATATATCTCTTCATTGCACCACTGTCCATGTATCCCTATATGCTGAGATCTTGACACTACTGGCGCTATACATTTTAAGTCATATCTAAAATGTATTCTGCTTATATTTAAATCCCAAGAATTCCATTGATTAGTATTTAAGTCTGGTAGCCATGCTTCTTTAAGTTTTAAATCCCACCATTTTTTCCAAGTACCCCATACTAAACCAGAAAACTCTCTTCTTTCAAGGACACCATTTTCTTTTAAATTTGTTTCAAGAATTAAATTAGCAGATATTGAAGTAATATGGTCGGATTTTTCATAAATTGGTATCATATAATTAAAATAATCTATAACATCATTAGAAACTATAATATCATCTTCAGCGATAATAACGAACTCATACTTTCCCAATAAAGTATCCAAAGCTTGAAATGAATTTTGATTATTTCCAAATAGTTTTTCATTTATTTTAATTGTTACTAAAGAATTTATTTTAGATTTAAATATATTTACAATTTCTAAAATTAAATTAAGATTATCTGATGGTTCTATAAAAAAATATATATCATATTCATTTAAATTATCTACGATTTCCCAAGAATTTAGTGATTCTCTAAGGTATTCATATCTATCATGAACTATAAAAGATAATGCTCTATTTTTTAAGATGGGAAAGCCTGCATTTCTTCTATACTCATCATAACTGACATCATATCAATTTCTGGGATATCGTTAAAATAAACTATATTTCGTAATTGATTATGTTCCCACCCTCGCCATCCATCTGATTCGGACCAAAAAACAGCCCCAGTGCCACTATTAAGACTTCTACCTATTGAATCATACATATGCACTTCAGAAGTAATGGCATTTCTTAAAGATTCCCAGGAAAATATTTTATTAACGAGCCAATCTATCATTTTATATCATTCCAAAAAAATATCAATACCACAATAACTGGTCCAAATATAACTGAGGCTTGAAGTAAATTCATCCTTCTCCACCAATATCATGATCCCAATAAGGAATTCCATTTTGATTATAATCAGAACCCATTTTATTTAATAAGTCTTTATTGTCTTCCATTGTTTTAAGTAAAGCTTTTCTAAATTTTTCGTTTTTAGTTATTTTATGAGTTCCATTACATTCTGGGTACTCACTAGATAAACCACATTTGCAAGTAGACATTATTATCCTTCGTATTTAAAAGTTGCATGCTTTCTGCATACAGATATGATTGTAGCCCCTACTTGATCCCAGTAAATACCCTTTTGATCGCAATAGTAACATTTATCATCATACAGCTTGTTCATCATTTTTCCACCCATTAGTTGGCGTAGCGTTATCCCAACTACATTCATTCATATTGTCTACTATAACACTTATTTTTTCAACTTCAAAATCATGAGAAAAATGCTTAACAATTTCACCATCAGGAGTAATTAAAAACTTTTCAAAATTCCAACCAATTTCTTTATTATCAAACTTTTTTAAATATTTATATATTGGATGTGCATTTTCTCCATTTACTTCAATTTTTTTAGATATCGGAAATGTTACATTATAATTTAATAAGCAAAATGTTTTAATTTCTTCATCAGTTCCTGGTTCTTGCTGGCCAAATTGATTGCAAGGAAATGCAAGTATAGTAAGTGCCATATCATGTTTTTCTTGACGAAGTTTTTGAAGGTCTCCATATTGATATGTCATACCGCAATTACTTGCTGTATTTACAATTAAAATTGGAGTGCCAGCAAACTCTGACAACTTAATAGCTTTATCATTATTATCTATAAATGATAAATCATATATTTCTGAATTACTGTTCATATCTATCCCTTATCCTTCTCCATCTGCCCCATTTTGTTGGAACATCTAAACCAATGTATTCTTGACCCGTTTCTAGATCAATTAAAAGCCATTTTCCTGGTGCTTTTGTATGAATAGTTAATTCAACTGCTTTATCAAATTCTTCAACTGTTGCGCCCTGATACATCCTAGGAAGAAATGAATATACGTTGTTTAATAACTTTCTCATTTATATAATTATACCAAATATTATTGCGCTGGGTCCATGGCAATCATTACATGGCATTTATCACAATATTCATAGGTTGATCCAGTGTATGGACATCTACCAGCAACAATTAAATTGTGTCCAATAAAATAGCATTTAATTCTATTAAAAATTTTCATGGAACGATCCTTTTTATTTCATAAAAGCAATCGGGACAATTCCCAACATGCAACCATTTTCCAGATTCTTGAATAATTAATTCTTTTAATTTACCCTTAACACTTTTTTCACACATAATACAATATGCTTCAAGGTAAATAGTCATTAAGCAGACAATATTTTAGATAATGCATTAATTGTAGATGCTATTCTACCAATATCTCTAAGCTGTTCTACTGTGTACCCCTCTTGCTTTAATGTTTCATAATGTGCTTTTACACAAAAATGGCATTTTCCAATAATTGATGATGCTAATGAATATGCTTCAAATTTACCTTTTGTTGTTCCGCCATGTGATGATATAGCATTCATCCTTAAAAGGGCTGGGAGGCCCTTCAGAGCTTCATCATCTGCCATTTCAACGTATGGGTACCAAACATTGTTTTGTGCCATCAAAGAGCCAGCAGTAAGGGCTGCGTTCTTTTCAATTTCATCTGTGGCATTAGCAACAATAAATGCAAGAAGTTTAGAATTTCCAGTAGAAAATGCTGCTGCAATTGAAAGATACATTGCATGCTCTGGATCTACTGTTGATCTATTTATAACCGCATCTAAATTTAATTTAATATCTTTTGCGTAGTCTGGAATAGAATCTTTAAGCTGTTCTACCCATGACATTAAAGAGTTTCTCCGCCCAAAGATCTATTGCATGCACATAATTCGCCTGTTTGAAGGGCATCTAATACACGAAGAGTTTCGTCTGGGTTTCTTCCAACATCTAAATTATTTACAGTAACATGCTGAATAATATTTTCTGGATCAACGATAAACGTGGCACGGTACGTAACACCAGATGAATGATGTACTCCTAAATCATTTGCTAATTGATGCGCACTATCCGCAAATGACCATGAATTAGTTTTCTTTAAATCTTCATGAGCATTGCGCCATGCAATTTTACAAAATTCATTGTCAACAGAACCAGTCATAAGAACTGCGTCTCTATCGTTAAATGCACCAGATAATTTATCATATGCAACAATTTCTGTGGGACATACAAATGTAAAATCTTTTGGATAAAATACAATAATTTTCCATTTACCATTAAATGAATCCTGATTTAAAACTTCAAATGATGATTCATCATATGTTAATGCCCCAGGTTTTACACCCACAACAGCAAAATTTCCTAACTTATCTCCAACTGTTTTCATATTATCTTTTCTGATTAGTTTTGTATAGATTGTTCTATACTAATATTATATATATTATACTATTACAATATGGGGTTGTCAATGATTTCATCGATTCCATCATCAACTGTTCTTGATCCATGTTCGACGCTGCAATTTCCACAATTTTTACACATAAACCCTCCCAGTAGGGAGGGCTATGCGTAATGCATTAAACCTTTTTAGGTCTAGTTTTTTTAGGGGGCTGCGGAGTGGTGTTTGTTTCTCTGCGTATGCCATGTCTGTTTCTATCAACTTTTAATCCCTGCCTTGGGTTTCTGTTTATAGTTGTTCTGGAAGTTACAGATCCAGACGGTGAATCATTTGGTGGAGGGGTCATTCCCGTTCCATCATCTTTTCTAATATTAATTGACATAAATTAATTTATATCTACTTGTGGGGCAGAAGTAATTGGCAATGAAGTTGCACCTTCAATACCTAAATCACTTGAATGATCTTGTCCTGCCATTGTTGCAACTACTGGGGCTGTAAATAATACTTCTCCGCCCTCTGGATTTAAATTTGGGTATGACATTATTACATGCCTACATGCATATTGTCAGATTCGTCTGCGCCTGAAATTGGCATTGATCCTGAAGATCCTTCTTGCCCTAATCCAGCGTTTCCTTGTGCAGACATATCTTGTGCTCCACCAAATGCACCTAATCCGTTTGGCATATTGTTGCCAGCAGGATTATCTGAGTAGTGTGAGTTGATATCATTTGAGCCTGATTGTTCTCCAGTCTCATTAAATCCTGTTAAGTTAATTCCGTCAGTCATTTTATTTCTCCTATAGGTTTGTTATTTAGATGGGTCTAGAAGTCCATCTATCCCTCTATTATAGCATTTAGTTGATTAAGATTTATAAATTGCATAGTGGCAGTCACCACACAAGTCTATTATACCCGTTTCTGGCAATGAGCCTATGTGGGTAGCTTGCTTACCGCACCCCTTTATATCGCATTTATCGTGATTCATATCATATCTTTTCTTTAATATTTAAGTATGTAGTTGGCATTGAATTTTCTATAATTTTATTTGTTAAATTAATTTTTAAATAATTAAAATATTTATTTATTTTATTATAATTTAATGGATCATTTATATACTTATTCCATGAATATTTAGATGAATCAGAAGACATCCCCTCATAAAGTATTTCAGAAATACCAGCTCTTGATCCTTCCCCATCATAATAATGATTTATGGGCAAATAATTTAACGGAAATACTAAGCAAAATCCCGCATCAAATAAATTTATTGATTGTGTTATTTCTTCTTCCCAAAATATTGAATCTTCATAAAGCCCAGTATTTTTTGCAAATTCTTTATTTCCAAAAGAACAATTTGCATTAAATTTTGGAGATGGTGCAAAATCATTACCAAATTTTTTCATTTGTTCTTGGTTTAAAGTATAATTATCCCATGTTGGTGCGTCTGGGTTGTTTCCAAATAAATTTTTATCAAATTTAAATGTCGCATATAGTGGATTAAATTCAGTTTTTGGTTCTCCAAGGATTCCATTTAAAAATTCTAGCCTTGATGCATAAGATGTAATAATAGTTTTATTATTATTTGTTAATAAAATTGCGTTACTTAAAGTATTTACAAAATATTTATCCCAGTTATAATCCATTATTGAATGAGGATCCATTTGCAAAACATAGTCTTCATTTTGATACTGAGACATTGCATATTTTCTATTTTTACCAACACCTATTGTAAATATTGTAAGTGGCGTATAAGTAATTTTTACATTTAATCCTGAAAGGTCATTTACTATTTTATTATAATCTTTGTCGTTTCCAACAACAGATACGTGAATATTTATATTATATTCACCAGAACTTTTTAAAAATAAATCTTCTACCGTTCGTGTTAATAATTTATCCCATTTTAATACTGTTAATGGTATATATATAGATTGTTTGTGCATTATTGTGATCTTTTTGCTGTCTGTCCTCTATAGCCAGTTTTCTTTTTATTCATTGATCCTGGTTTTTTATAACCGCCACCATTTGGAGTTGCAGCAATTCTTTGTTCTAAAGCTTTTTTAATTTTGTCGTGATGTTTTCCCATTATTTGATTTTGTTCCCAAACTTTGTCCATGCTCTTTCATGACCATAAAAGAGAAATGCTTCCCAAACTATTTCTGCGGATGCCAATATAGCGGACATTCTCACGCTATGCGTAACAACTAATGCAACGGACCCAGCAACAAATAAATGTGCTATGTACCAAGTTGTAGTCTTTAATATGCTTCTTTTTTTTGAATCCATAGTTAAATTATACCATCATTTTTAATAGATTTTATCATATCGTGAACACGATAAAACTCTTTATCACTTTCATATTCTACCACCATTAAATCAGTTATGCCATAGCTACTACAAAAATTTAAAATTTCATTTTTTACAGAATTTTTAGTTCCATAAAAAGTTTGTCCAATTGCTTTTCCATTATTTAATTCAATAAGCTTGTTTATTTCTAGTTGAGCTTCTTCTAAACTTTCTCTAATTAAACAGCCACAAGCTAAGCCTTTTCGTTTTGTAGTTATTTTATAAAGATCTTCTGGGTTTGCATCATTAGTTATTTTATAATCTGAGTAAACTCCTATAAAAAGATCAGCATTTTTATTTGCAATTTCTTTTGTTAAATTAGATTTGCCACTCATCCAAATAAATGGTTTAGATTTTAATGTTTTTAACGACAAAAAAGATTCAATCCATTTTTTTGTGTACTGTATTCTTTTTTCGGAAGTATCAATTAAATCATGTATTTCTATTGTGCCATTTAAAATATTTTCATCATTAGCTATTTCACCAGAAATAATATTAAACTGTATTTTATCTTTATCAATTGATTGAAATGCATTATAAATAATTGACACATATTCTGGCGATATCGCATATGTTCTTAAAGCAATAGTGTATTTAAGTTTGTGTAAAGGATTTATTATATTTGCAACTTGAATCCATCTATCATCTACATTTGATTTATATGTTAATAAAATAGATTCATATCCATGCTGATCTAAAATATTACTCAAATTTTTTAATTTTTGAATATCATAGCTTGCATTTCCTAAATAATGAAAATTTATCATATTATCCTAATAAATAAGGGGAGAGATTTCTCCCTCCCCTTATTGTATTAAATTTACTTCTTTAGTGCAACCTTGGCTTTTGGATGAGCCTTGTTCCACTTTGTAGCAAGAGCATTATACTCTGCTTTATAAGCTGCTGATGCAACTGCTGTTGCTGCATCTGAGTCGGCCTTTGCTGTTGCAAGAGCTTTAGTTAAAGCAACTTGTGCATCAGCAGAAGCTTTAGATGCTGCAAGTGACGCTGCTGCATTATCTGCTGCGTGTGCATTTTTTTCTGATGCTAACTGTGCGGTTAATACTGCAACTTGAGCATTTAATCCAGTAATCTGTGCACTTAAATCTGAAACACTAAAAGTTGCAATTGCAGATTTAACTGCTGTTGGCAAACCAGTTGCTGTTGCAGCAATTGACGAATCGGTTGCTACGACTGTCACTGTTCCCGATGCCACAATTGCAAGAGTTCCAGTTGCTGATCCTAGTACTGTAACTGGTGTCACTCCCACTGCAGAAGTTACTGCTGAAGTTGTAAGTGTTTTAATAATTGTTGAATCAGAAAATGTTGCACCAATTAAAGTTACAGAAATTGCTTCTGAAGACACGGCATTGCCAAACACGTCAGTTGCTAAAACTGAAAATGTTGGAGCAGTATTAATTGCTGCTGAGGAAGGGACTGAGACTGCAATATTTGCTGCAACCCCTGCCGTTCCCTGAATATAAACAATTGTTGAATAAGCACCATTGGTAATAGTTACTGATCCAGTTGTTGTAGTTGTTGTGTATGCATATACAGTCACTGCTACGCCTTGTGATGCAACTGTAAGCGAAGAAACTCCACTTGCGGATGTAACTGGGGCTGCTACTGTATTTAGGGCAGATACAAGCTTTACGCCTGATGCAACATAATTAACAATAGTACCTGTATCTGCTGTAGAGGATAGTGCAACTGAATGCCCTGCATCAATTACATTTGTTGATGGTACTGCGACTGTTGCTGGGGCTAATGCCGTTGTAGAATTAACTGAACCAGCCACAGTCACCGTAAGAGGTGCTGCATTTGCTGATGTCGAAATTCCTACAATTGCTAGAGCTGCAGCAGTAGCGATTGCGATTTTTTTAAATGACTTCATTTAATTTATTCTCCTTATTTCTTCCGCAACTAATTGTTACAGAAATTTAATGTAGTTCCAGTACCTTTACATGGAACGAGCATGGGTCTCCGCCTTCTTCCCATTCTTTAGATTCTTCATCTGTTAGAGGGGGGCCTTCATGTGTATCACAAAATACATCTGAGACCCAACCTCTGTCATAACCATTCTTAAGCCATATTTCAAACTCTAGATGATCTGACTCTATTATTGAATCCATTCTTTTAATTCCTCAAGCATTACATGCTTCGGCTTAGCTCCAATAATTTTATGTACTGGCAAGCCGTCTTTAAATAATATCATGGTTGGTATAGAAGTTACTGAAAACTCTGAAGGCTTTTTTTGATTTTCATCAACATTGACTTTGCCAACCCATAACCCATGTTCATTAGATATCTCATCTAAAATTGGTGATACTTTTTTACAAGGTCCACACCATTCCGCCCAAAAATCAATTAAAATTAATTTATGAGATTGCAATATAGAATCAAAAGATTCATCTGTAACTATCATTTGTCTTTTAGTTCCTCCGCTGCATTGTTAAATCTATTCATAAATTCTTGAATGACCCACAGAGCAGTTTCTCCAGCATTAGAAGCCATCGCTTTTGATGCTTCTTCAGTCCTATCTTCTACTGCAAGACCATTGTACCATTTTTGATATAGCTCTTCTCCTATATCTTTAACTATTCCCTCAAGAACTGTCATGTTAGCCAAGTGCTGCCCCTAAATTAATTAATTTCTTAGAAGATCCTTGTCTTCCATTTGCAATAGATGCAGTATTGGTTAAAAGATTGTACTCGTCTGTGTAAGACAGGGTTGGTTTTGCTTGTTTAACAGCAACCCATTGTGCTGCTGCAACTGCAGTGGCTGCAGAGGTGCCTGCAACATTTACAATAGTTCCGCCTGGTAAAGTAGCAGTTAGATTACCTAGTGTTAAAAAGTCTAACTTTGATGAATCAAAGTTGCTGTAAGAAGTAATATCCCCAACTTGATCCACAGCGCCTACAGAAATTGACTCATCAATACATGCTGGCCAATCTAATCGCTTATAATCTCTTCCATTTCCTGCTGGAAAGAATGTTGGAATTCCCACTAAGGAAAGTTTTTGAACAGCAGATTTTGTATTTGGAGTGTTTGGGCAATAATTTATATCATTTAAAAGGTTATGATGTCCTTGAGACATAGTTACAGCTTGAATATTCCATTTATCTTTATTTGCATAAACCCAATTTAATGCATTAAAGACAGCAGATTCAAATGAAATTTGTCTTTGTCCTGTAGGAGTGTTGCCAATAATTTTAATAAAAATAATTTTAACGTTTGGATTATTTGCCACAACAATAGAAGTCATTTGAGTTCCATGTTCAAAACCATTTAGCTTAATAAGATTTGGTGGCATATAGGCTGAGCCTGGGCCTTCCATAAAAGATTTTCCATTGGGGCAAGAAGTCCAATCAACAATACATACCTCATCTACAATTTTTCCTTGAAAAATAGGAAGAGTATCATCAATTGCGGTATCTAATACAGCAATTGTTGCTGGTGCGGTTGGGGCTGCAGCATGTGCAGAAATTGGGACAATTAATGATAGTGATAGTAATGCAGTTATTAGTTTTTTATTCATAACTACATTCTACTAAATATAAACAGAATGTCAAGAGTCTTTTTGTATTTCGTTATACCATTTGCCTGAATCTAAATCAGATTCTACGCTCATTCCTTGTGATTGTAATAGATTATTTAGTGATAATGATAAAAATTCTAAGTAGACTTCCATTTGAGCCACTTTAATTTCTAATTCTCTCAATCTAGCAGATTTTCTCATTGTTAAGCTTCCTTGTCTATTGGAGTGGGAGCTGTTGCAAAGCTACCACAATTTGCACATTCCATATCAATAAAATATGTTGCAATTTCAAAATCTTCAAAAACTACTTTTACATTCCAGATATGACATCCACAAACACATACATGTGTTGGAGTTCCTCTTAAATCTATTGCATGATCATAATTTGCTGGTTTTAAATCATTAATATTAACAGTTCTTGTTGTTTGTTCAAATTGTTCAATAGACGGCTGATCTAGCATGCTTACAAATTCTACAAAATATTTAAATTTTAATAGTTTAAAAGCAATTATTAAACCAATAGTTGATAATAAAAATAAAGAAACAAGAAAAACTTTCATATCTTATTATACCTTAAACTTGAATGTATGTAAATGGCGGGGCCACGCTCATGGAAAATTCAGATGAGGCTTCTAATGCTGCTTTTAATCTTAATCGTGGATTTTTATAGTTTTTTGTTGCATGCAAAGCTCCAAGGGCAAACATTGCACCACTACCTTCTGCCATATAATTAACTATATTTTCTCCAACATGAAAGTCTTCATCTATAGTAAAGAGTCTGCCTTCAATGCCTACTATAAATATTCCGCCAGTGTCTTCTTCAGAGTTAGATCCAATACTTCCATACCCGCCATCTTTAAAGGCTAGTTTAATAGATTCTATAAATTTAGTTCTCATGAATTTATCTAGCCCAGAGTTTGTTTTTGTTGGCACATATTTTGGAGCATTCCACGAGTATTGAAGAATTTGACCCATTCGAAATGAATCTGTAAAAGCAATTGCATACTGACCAATTTTAAAACATTTTGGTTCTTTTCTTGAAATAATCCAACCACTTTTTTCGTCGGAAGCAGCATGATCGGAACCCATATAAACTGTTCCATTTTGAGCAATTGCAACGATACATGTCATATATACAGTATACTATTTCTATTTTTTAAGTGCTATCCCTCGGAATGATGGATTTCAATATGATTTAATTTTAATATTGCATTTTCTAATTCTGCTTTAACTTTAATTAATTCTTGAATTGCTTCATAATATTTATCTTTCCATTCAGCTAAATCAATTTCTAGTTGATAAAGCTTAATTTGAAGATCTTTTAATTCTAATTTAAGTTTATCTTGCTCACGCTCATTTTTTCTGACTATTTCTTTTTTTCTTTCTTGGATGGAAGAAAGAAGGGAAACTCCTAATCCACCTATTCCAGAAGATACAAGTCCTATAACTATTTCGGTTGTTGAAACTGACATTATACATCAATTATACCGTAATATTATATTAAACTAATAGTTCCGATGCTGATATAGTCTCACCTACATATTTCTTTTTTAGTACGTGCTCTTTTACAACATCAGCACCAAATTGCCTGCCAGCTAAAATTATGACCCATCTAGGCTCCAATTTATTATTGATGCAAGTCTCACACATTAAAAGATTAATTGGTAATAATACAGATCTCTTGGCGTTAAGTTTAAATTTGCTCTTATTGCAACAATAACATAGTACTTTTTCCATTATTCAATTGCCTCCGTAAGCGATGACCCAGAATTATTAAAAAATCTGACTGGATCGAATCTCCAGTTGTCTTGCGAAAATAGCAAGGCAAGTTTATTTACTAAATCATTATACTCTATTTCTGGAACAAATTTTTTTATTAATTCAATATATTCTGCTATTTTATAATACTGTTCTCTAACAAACACACATTCGCCAGCTTCTGGAGCCATTAATTCTTTTTGAGTTTTATTGCCATTTGGTTCATATAATGCAACTGTAAGGTATTTTTTGGCAAAACCCCAATCTTTATATTGATTATAAGCATTAACTGATGGCACAGCGCCCTTAAATATATATATAGATCTTGGTGGCCATTCTCCATCTCTTGCTATAGTAAGCATATATTCATCATTTAAAATATTATTTTCTTTGTTATTTATAAAAGATTCCACTGCGTCTTTATTTTTTAAATCCACTGGCGGGTGTTCGTGATAATTTTGCATTTAAATTCCTTCTTCTATTATATGTTTTATTAGTATTTCATCCATGATAACAAATTCTTCATTATCAAAAAGTTCTTCATAATCTATTCCATCTTTTTTATATTTTATTTTAGACGCATAAGCCCCAAGGCTTTCAACAACTCCATAGCATTGTTCTTCATAAATGAATACAATATTTGTTATTTCATAATTTTCTTGCACCAGGAACCCCCTCAAGTTCGCATCTAACACCATAGGATTCTATGATCTTTTTAACCATTTCTACATAATCTATAACTCTCATTTTCATGCTTCCATCATATTGTGTAAAGTTATCTTCATATAATCTAATTGCTAAAAAGTCAGGGTATTTTGCAATATCCATCCTTAAGTCTTTTGCTGGCTTGATTAGTTCTCTTATTTTTAGAGCCATTTCTTTATTATAAAATACTGGTTTGTTTGGTTCACCCGTCCATTGATTAATACCATATTTAAAATGATCTTTATCTTTATTAATGAATTCCATGTATCGCCTTTAATCTTTTCCATGTATCCTTAGTCTTATGTGCATTTTTTAATTTATCAGTAGAGCCAGAATTTAAATAAATTCCGCCCCATACCCCATAATTATCTGATTCTTTACCAGATTCATAACACATAGCAATTACTGGGCAAGATAAACAGGCTTCATCAATATTTTTAGCTATGTTAATATCTGTTTCGTATTTATCAAAAAATAAATTTGTATCCATTCCCAAACATACTGCTAGGTCTGTCCATTTTACGTTGTCTTTATCAACGCCTAAATCATTTAAAATATTTGACATATCGTTTTGGCAGTTTCCAGATTCCTTCATTGGTGACAGAAATTTTTTCTGCCTTACCCCATGTATTATTTAAATACATTCCTTTTATATCTGTAAATCCGCCAATATCTTTTTTCCAAATAACTAAATCATAGTTATTCCAAAAAGATATTTGATTATCTTTTTTAAATTTATCAATAAAGACTTCTACGCCTTTAAGGTTTAAATGAAGCATTTCTCTCCGTGTTATAAGTCCGCCTTAATGGGTATAGCAAAGCCGTAGCTCTATATATATTATACAGTAAAAACTACGGCCTTGTCAATGCTATTATTTATTTTCTTGAATTTTAACTATACTAACTTTTTTAATTTCATCGTCTATATTAAATATATCATGCACATATTCTGATGCATCTTCTAAATTAAAGGCCGAAATCTCTAATTCTACATTTAATTTAACGCTATAATTATTCATATTACTAGTATATCATTTACTTGTATTTTTTTTGGTAGGTTGATTTTCCACCGCTGCAATTACCTGTGGCAGCGCAGCGACGGCTGCCTTCTTTAGGGAATCTAAGGCATGACGAGCTTCAACTTCAAGATCAGCTTCTGTTTTTGCACTTACATCAACTGCTGAAAATGCTGCATTAATTTCATCTTTTGATAATTTTCCATCATCCATAAATGCACGAGCCATTCTTTCTATAACTGTTGCAACTGCGGTTAATCCAGCAACGGTTACTGCTTTAAGAACAGATATACCAGCAATGGAACCTGCTCCAATTACCGCTAAACCGCTTGCAGAAAATACTGCAATTATTCTTAATATAATATTCCATAATGATTTCATTTTATTCCTCTTTCTTTTCTTTTGGTTTTCTTATTCTGAAGGTGGCTACCCAAAGAAAAATAGAAATTAGAATTGCATCTCCAACTACCGTCTTCGCAGAGCCAGTCAGAACTAGCCATGCAGAGAATAAACCAACGAAGGTCCAAATCTGTTCAGCAAGGTCTGACATTAATTCACGTATGAATTTCATTGTCCGAACCTCCTTCTTAATGCTGCTATTTGTCCTAAGACAATAGTAGTCACTAATATTTTTTTAGCTTTTTTTCTCGTTACTGGTGACATATCGTTTCCAATATTAGCCATCGCAACGAATGCTTGATTTACCGCCTGCACTCCAGGAACTGATGCTAGTGCTCCAGTTACGGGAGTTAAAATAACTGGAACAGCAATATCTGGGGCATTAAAACTTGTTCCTCCAGGTTGTCCAATAAAAGTATCTTGTGTTGTAATTGCATCTGGTGGGATTGGTAAACCAGATCCTGGTGGTGGTGCTGGTTGTGTTAGTTTTCCATCTTCACCAACAACTTGAGGGGCTGATTTTGTACCAAAGAACTCAATGCCACCATTCTCTACACCAGCCTTATCTACTTGTATATGTGCTACCAGCACTTCTTTAGGTGCTTCTTTAACTACTGTATCTGAAAGTTGATCTGGGCTATTTGGCTTGACTCCAATAGCATCTTGTTTTGCTTTATCCTCAGCTGCTTTCTGTGCATCAGCTTTTGCCTGTGCATCTTTTTGAGATTGTATTGCAGCATCTGCTTGTGCTTTTGCATCTTTATCAGCTTGATCTTTTGCTGCTTGATCAGCAGCTATTCTATCTGCTTCTGCTTTTTGTTTATCCGCTTCTGCTTTAGCATTTGCTGCTTCTTGTGCAATACGATCAGCCTCATCTTGTGCTTTTTGTTCTTCTAAAATTTTATCTGCCTCTGCTTTTGCAGCAGCTTCTTCTTCTGCAGCAATCTTATCGGCTTCAGCTTTTGCATTTATCTCTGCTTGTATTCTTGCTTCTTCTGCTGCAATTGCTGCAGCATTTTCTGCTTCCTTTGCAGCAAGCTCCGCTGCTATTTTATCCGCTTCCGCTTTTGCTGCTGCTGCTTCTGCAATTTTATTTGCTTCAGCTTGCGCTGCTGCTGCTTGTTGTGCAATTAATGCTGCTGCTTCTGCTTGTATTCTTGCCGTTTCTGCTTGTTGTGCAGATAGTTGAGCTGCTACTTGTGCAGCAATTTCAGCTGCTGTTGGTCCAGATGGCTCTATTGTATCTGGTGTAGGTGGTGGTGTTTGAGTTGCAACTGGCGTAGGAGTTGGTGTAGGTGTTGGCGTAGGAGTTGGTGTAGGTGTTGGCGTAGGAGTTGGTGTGGGTGTTGGCGTAGGAGTTGGTGTAGGTGTTGGCGTAGGAGTTGGTGTGGGTGTTGGCGTAGGAGTTGGTGTAGGTGTTGTTACGGTTGCAGTCTCACTTGGAATAGGTGTTGAAGAGGGTGTAGGTGCGGGAGCAACGGTAGAAATATTTGCAATATTTGATGCTGAAGAATAAGCATGAAGTGTATCATTGTCAGATCTAATACTAAATGACCATACAGTTCCTGCAGGCTGAATGCTATCTAAAAAAGATTTAGGCAATGTCATTGTTGTTTTTAGGGCAGATGCGTCTCCACCATTTCCTGTTGCAATTCCGTAACCACCGCCACCTCCGCTAAACATAATAGCGTATCTTTCTGGTTGAACTGTTGCGGTGCCAGATTCTGGTGCATTCCATGTAAGAGTAAATGATGTATCATTTTCTGTAATAGTTAAATTAGTTGGTGCTCCTATAGAAGGCTCTGTAGCATTAGATGCGGGAGCAGTAAAAAGCCAACCCACTGAGAGTAGGAAGGCTGTAAATATTCTTAACTTTCTAGTCAACTAAGGCTCTCCCAAGTAATGCAATATTTTTGCTTACTTAGTAATTATATCAGATATGTTAGTTTAATTACTTCTTATTATCTGTTTTATAAAACCCATTTCCTTTAAATTGTATACCAAAAGAACTAAAGCTTCTAGCCATTTTTGCATTACATTTAATGCATAAGTAACCAGGATCATCTTCTAAAATTGATCTTGATATAGACATAGGAGGATGCGCTTCATCGTCTGAGCACTTATATTCATATACTGGCATTGTAATCCTTTGTTAGATGTGAATAGCAAGCTATTCTATGTCTGGATACCCAATACTCAAACCCGCCCTTGGATCATGAGCATATATTTCATGATAAACTCCTTTTGGAATTAATAATACATCACCAGGAGAAACTAATTCTGATTGCTCTGGGACAACATCGCCTTGATTTTTATATATATTCCATGTTGATGTTCCAATTAATTGAATAAATACTACATCCCAATTGTCACAATGAGATGGTGAATTTGGATCTTCTGAAATATTACTATTTTTAGGAACTAAATTTACAAAATACTGTATTTCTGGAAGAGGATATTTGTCTAGATTCCAAAAAAGTTTGGCAAATTTATGTGCTGTTTCATTTAATATTTCATTTCTAGTGGGAAAATCATTCATTAATTGTAAATAGAACAAATCTTTTACCATTAAATTTTGTTCTCTTTTCCATATATAAGTTTCTCCAAGCTCTTTAATTGTTTTTTTAGATAAAGAAAGGTTGATTTCTTCTACCATATAATTCCAATCAATATCTAAATCTAAATATTGTTTTAAAAATACAGCAGTTCTATTTATTTTTGCTTCTTCAAATTTATTTTTTATGTCTATCATAATATCCCCCTATATTGGATTAACAATCATTAAATCAATGCTAACGTGTTTTGGCTGACTTGCAACCCATCTTACTGCTTCTGCTATGTCCATTGAGTCCACAGCGTGTTTATTTCTATTTGATTCTGTGTTCGTAGTGCCAGGAGCGATTTCTGTAATTCTGATACCGCTTCCCCTTAATTCATTTCTTAAATTTTTTACAAATATAACTGTGTCGTGTTTTGTTCCAGTATATGCAGCCCCACCAGGATAGGCTTCAGTATGACCTACAACAGATGTTATTATAATAACAGATCCATCTTTTTTAATTTTCATTTTAGGAACAATTGCTTTTGTCATATTTAGTGGACCAACAACATTTAATTTATAAGTTTTAACCCAATTAGCTGGGTCTGCTTCAAGTATTGTTGTTTGTTCAAAATTTCCACCAGCATTATGAACTAATAAATCTATATTTTTATTTTCAATAAAATTAATAAATGTATTAATTTGTTCTGGGTCTGTGACATCCATTTGATATGGATGTATATTTTCGCTATAAGTAGCTAATTCATTGAGCTGGTCAATTGTTCTAGCAATTGCAATTACCTCATAGCCATCATCTATTAATAATTTAGTAATAGATTTACCTATACCACGACTTGCCCCAGCAACTATTGCAGTTAACATTTTATATCCAATATAAGTGAACCCCTTGGCTCAAATACATCAACTTGATGAACGGTTCCTTTTGGCATAAAAAATAAATCATTTTTTTCCAACAAATAAACAGTTTTAGTTAATCCATCTGTTTCAATTCTTTGTTCTGGTATGTTATCTGTCACATCGTATATATTATAATTTACTGAACCTTGCCCTTGAAAAACTAAAACATCATGTTTATCAGAATGAGCATTTCCTAAATATTCAGTTTTTGATCCACCAACAAAATTTATAACAGCCTTTAAATCTCCATAACAATTTTCTTTTAAAAACTCTAAACAATATTCCATTATTTTTTTTATTTCTGGCAGGCTATTTTGCATTGGAAAATTTTTAATTCGTGTTGTTGCTAATTGCAAAACATGAAAATGAAAATAATCAGAATTTTTTATAATCGGAGTTGTTGAATTTGTTGAAAAATTATATACTTGAGATTCTGTTACTTTATGCATTTTATCATTATTATATTGATAATTTAATGCATCAATAAAAGTTGACCATGAAAAATCATCATTAAAAAAATTTTTTATATGAAGAATTTTATTTTCTGATATGGCCAAATTTGTATTTAAACGCAACTCCTCAGCAGAAATTTTATATGTCATTTATTTTAATTATCTGAGGTATCTGGTTTATCCGCTGCAGTTACATATTTTTTATAAGCTGAGGGCCAATCTAATATTGCTTTTTGAGCATCTGATAACTTTAATGAGCCTGAGCATACGAGACGCTTTAATGCAGTTTCGACTACATCTTTTTTACGTGCACCAATTCCTGCATATGGCTCTGGCCATAAATTTTTTGGATCTTTTGGATCTCCGCCTAATTGAAGAGAAATTAAATGATCTTCTTCGTATGCGGATGGAGTTGTTCCCCATGTTTTTGTATATGCTGCATACGCACCTTTAAGTTGATCCAATTTTAATTTATTAGTATATGTTGCTGTTGGTCTAATTGTTGATGTCCACCCTGATTTACAAACAGTAGTTTGAATATTTGCTTGTGTAACATTTGTATTTATAGCGCCAGGAGTTGCAATTTTATTTTGTATAACCCAATCTGGCGTAGACGCAACAGCAGTGCCACTAATTAAAATAAAAATTAATGACAAAGCTGCTGCATTTTTTAATATTTTTACCATTTAGGTCTTGCTACTCCCATTACTAATGAATAAGGACGCTTCTTTTTATATGCTCCCCCGCCGTTAGCTTGTGATCCTTTAGTATCTCCGCTAGTATTGCCCTCAAAAGTTATTAAATTTTTACCATCATTGGAATAAACTATTCCAACATGTTCTGTTGTATGAGGATCATCATCAAAATTAAAAAATACAATATCTCCAGGTTGCGCTTGACCAACCGCTACCGATTGCTGATTTTTAACAAACCATTTCCAGCCCTCATTACAAGATGCAAAGCCCTTCTTTGATTGTGCTGCTACTAATTTGACTAATCCAGCTTGATCAAAACAATAGGAAATAAACATTGCACACCATGGCTGTCCATTAAGACCATACCATTTACCCATAATAGTTAAATTATCGCCTTCTTCAGCATATGCTTCATCTACAAACTTTTTTGCCACTGCAAGTACTTTAACTGCATTTGGATTTCTATCTTCTGTCATTTTATTTCCCCTGTTTCTTTAATTTTTTTGCAATCTTTTTTTCTTGTGGAGTCGATTTAGGTTCTTTTTTCTTATTTTTATTACCACTTTGTTCTTTATTCGCCATTTTATTTCTCCTAGTTAGTAATTGTTTTAATGCTAGATCTAAGCCACCAAGCCCAGAATTCTAATTTATCTTGTCTATCTGCACAAAAATTTGCTATCCCTTGTTGTCTTGCAATGGTTGCAGCGTCAAATAAATCTTTTACTTCTTCAATCATTTTTTCAATCATATCTAAAAGAATGCCAGACATTATAACGGGGGAATTTGTTGTAATTACTGGGTCCCCGTACGTTGTTAACTCCATCATTTGTTTTAAAGTAAATGGAGCAACAGATTGAAGTTTTCTTTGATACTCTGCAATTTCATCAATAGTAAGATAAATATCTTCAAATATTTTTTCAAAAAAATCATGGTATTGTGTAAATAATACACCTTCTACATTCCAATGAAACCCATGTGCTGTCGAATATAGAACAAAAGAATTTGCTTGCCAATGTTGTAATCTATGTATTAAATCATCATTCATATTTCTAGTATACCATTTCTATTATTTAAATTCCGTGCCCTTGGCAGGAATCGAACCTGCGACCAACAGATTAGAAGTCTGATGCTCTATCCCCTGAGCTACAAGGGCTTAATGTTATTCTGTTGGAATTTTTATTAGCTGGGACAAATGTCCTGAAAATCCGTACCTTGGTCCAGATATTACTTTCGAAACTCCATGCTTACAAAATTCCTCGGAACTATGCAATACCATTTCTCCTGGTTTAGGATGATAAGAAATATTTTGTTCTGGGTAGTACAAATCTCCGCCTTCAAATTCATTAAAATAAACTACTGTTCCATATTTTGAATCATCAACCATAATATAAGGATCGCCATCTTTTAATGTGGCACTTTTTTCCCTTATTTTTATAAAGTCATGCGCATCGAAATGAACTCCCCATTCATCTCCATTTCGTAAACAGGTGGCACTTAAGCTAGGGCCAAATTTATAATCTGGTTCAAATAAAGATATTGCTTTCAACCTTATTTCTTGAAACTCTGGAATTTCTTTTGTAATTTTATTTTCAAAAAATGAACCAATTACTCCTTCTTCCCACAAATTATTTTCTACATGAGAATCAATCAATGATTTATATTTTAATACTTCTTCTTGCGAAAGAAAATTTTTATAAACATAAATCTCTTCACCAATTTTTTCAAATCCTTTATCAGTCCAATATGTATTCATTTTTCCCTTTCTAAGTGCAACAGGTCCGACTTGAACGGACGATTGCCGAATTATGAGTTCGGGGCTTTAACCAACTAAGCTACTGTTGCTTAGAAGACAATTCTATAGTATTTATATTGTTTTTGTCAATAGTAGATTCTACTATTTGCTGTACATATTCAGAAAAATGTTTTCTTATACTTCCCATTGGTCTTGAGCCATATGAAAGCCAAATTCTTTTATACTCTACAACATTTGAAAACGTTGTAGGACATAAAATTATTTCTTCATACATTTTCATTGAAGTTGGTAGCGGAACGTGTTTGCTACAACATTTACATTGTTTTGCCAACTCTTGATATTCACTCATAGTATTGTCATCCCATCCATAGCATCTCTTAAGTGTTCAGGCATTCGTGGTGCCCTAATCATATTATAACTGATGGTTTCCCCGTCAGCTTCTTTATTAAAATCATTATCAAACATCATTGATTCATATGTATGAATACCAATTTCTTCATTTCTTTCTGGTGGTGTTCTGCTGATGGAATTAAATACGGCGCCACAAACGGCATCAGCTAAATCTTTAGATCCTTTTCTAGGGTGGTCCACTTTATCTCTCATAATTTTTAATTGCAATAATTCGTCTATAAGCAAAGGAATGTAAGGTCCATTTAATCTTTCTTCTAAAACAACCATTGCCATATCATCATAATGTTTTTTTGCAACTGATAGAATTTCTGTATTTATTCCATACGTTCTTAATTGTTGCATCATATCATGCGAGTTCCATCTATCAAAAGTACATACTCCAATATTAAACCCTCTTGTTTTAAGAGCAAGGATATAATCTCTAACCTCAGTAAAATCAACAGATTTATCAGCAGTTGGGGTCCAATACCTTACTGCATCAACAGAAACAATTGGCGCTGGTTGGGAATATTCGTTTGTAACCTTAACATTAACCCATTTTTCAACATGACCCATTGCTACAGCACAATGATCATGTTTTTGTGCAAGGTCTACATGAATAAAATATTTTTTATCTGGTTCTGGGATAAACCATTCTTCTAATCTACCAAATTTATCGACTGCGAGTGAAGTATTATTAAATGCACCTTCTACCTTTTCTCTAGATTTAAAAAAAGCATCTATCATTTCTGGTGGCATGCAAGCGAATCTTCCTAGGGCATCTAAGCTATTTTTATAAAAAGCAGTTTTAAAATCGTCTATGTTTCTAGTTGGATTTACTTCCCAGGTTGGTCTTTTTAACGCATAAACTTTTGGTATAGAATAAGAAATAATATTATCTTCTTCCCAATCTACATCAAATTCATTGCCCTCTATTCCATCTGGAAGGTCTTCATCCATTTTAAAATGATGGGTTCTTATAACTGTTTCTTTTTCTGCTATAACTGAATCGTAAAACTTTTGAATTGGATCATTTTTAAATCTTGGAAAAGACAATAAAATAACTTTGCCAAAATCTGGAAAACGAGAATCAACCGATGCTCTGTACATATCATATATGGCATCTGCCGTTTTAGCTTGATCATGACCAGTTGTATTTTCAATAGCAAAACCTGAAATTTCATCAAGAATGACTACAATTACGTTATAGCCTTCCCAAGCCTCCCTTTCCGAGTGTCCAGAGTGTACGGTAATTGCTTTATCAAATTTGATTTCAGAGGCTTTTGATTCATATTTGCCAGTAAACCATGGAGAACGCTCTATTCGTGTCTTAAAGCCCTTAAAGAAGACGTTATTGGCCTGCTGTGAGTTGATTGCTATATTCAAAATATCAATGGAGTCCCCAGGCGGTTTTCCATAATATGTCGCTGGATTTTTTAAACATAAAAGTAAATAAACAATATAGGCAACAGCAATTGTTGAGCAGTAATCTTTTCCAGAGCCTTTTCCTAATTGAGCCACAACTTCAGTACATGTTTGTTTAAATATTCTTTTTCCCTCTTCTTCGCCAAATAATTTAGCTAAAGTTACTTCTCTATAAATTTGAGAGCTTTTTTGAATAAGAGTTGACTGTAATTCTGAAAGTGGTGGTAAGCCTAAATAATTTGGATCAATTACAAATGTTTGCAAATCTACTGGCTTTTCTTCAAATTCTTCGCCATCTAATATATCAATTAAATCTGAAAACTCAAACGACATTTTGTGATTCTATTACTATTGGTTCAACTATGCCAGTAATTTGAGATAATCTTTTTGCAACTTCCATTTTGCATTTAGGACAAGAAGCCGTTACTTCTTTTAAAATACCCACAAGAATATCTTGCTTTCTTTCTGTGTCTGCTATCTGTGAAGCTAATTCGTTGTTTTCTAAAATTCCAACAGATTGAAGCATTCCTATTCTTTTTGTTTCAATATCAGAAATAAGCTTTAATGCATTTGCTTTAATATTAAGCTGCCCAGATTGATCTGCGTCTTCTACGGTTTTCCAAGCTTCTTTAATTAACATTGCATAATGTTGATCCGCCCCAGAAATTGCTTCTCTGGCACGATCTCTTATATTGCTGTCATTGTGAACAACCGTTTTCCATTCATCAATAAATTCAACAACTTCTTTTCTAGAAAATCCAGTAATTGTAGCAATTTGAGTAGCGGAATTACCCTTAAGTAATTCTTCGACTACCTTATTCATTCGATCAAAGTGCACTGCTGGCTCTAATTCGCTCATGTTTAAATTATACCATGTTTTAGTTGACTAAGACTTATTAGCAATTTTAAGAAGAATTAAATACCCTATTAAATCATCAATATCATTGTCGCCAGGAAAGGCTTTATCGTTTTGAATTCTATTTAATTTATCATCAATGCGAACACGAATTTGTTCTGTTGAATCCGCTTTTGAAAAAATACGAATTGGGTCAAGAGCAGAATTTCCATATGAAATATTTTTCTTTATTAGCATTTCCGCTGTTTCAAGACACTCCACTATAATCTTAGAGCCAGATGGTGCATCAGTTGCAATTAATTGCAGGTCTGTTATCCACGCTTGGTATCCGCCATCTTTATTTGGGTATCCCGCCATCATATTACCTCTTGTTTAATGTTGCAATAAAATGATCATCAATAGGATTATTGGGATCTCTTGAATATTCTATAGTATCAATTATAAAATATTTCTCTACGATTGGCAATACCTGTGAGGCTGAATGATCAATCCATGTTCTGCTATGAAGAACTAATCTGTTTACTATGTGAGACAAATCATTTAAATATGATTCTAGTTCCAAATCTTCAATATGCTGAAATACAAGGCTTGCTAGAATTGTATCAAACTTAAATGTTTTTACATGTTCCCAGTCAGTGGTGTATGTTATATTGCTTAGTTTATTTTCTTCTGGTACTAAATCAATTATATTAGGAAGATCAAAAGATATAACTTTATCATATGTCTTTGCAAGTGCTACTGAGTTTCTTCCTACCCCGCAACCAAAATCTAAAGCTGTTAATCCACTTCCAAGCAGGGACTCTACTTCTTTATATACTGGCATGTCTTTAAATTCTCCGACGTATCCAGTTAATATTAAATCCCCAGCAGTATCTTTTGTAGCATTTTGCCATACATCTATGCTCATCTTTTTTTTAACATTCCAAACTCTTGTAAATATCTCTGTATAGTCATTGCAGAGACCCCGCATTCTTTACCTATTTCTGTAACAGTTTTCTTTTGAACTATATATCTTCTATATAACCACTCTTTGCTTTGATACAATTTCATCTTTTTGTTAATACCTGATTTGAATAATGCGCAATTCCAAATGAATCTGCTACATCAAAATCATCAAGCAGCAAATTATATTTTTTATTAAAATAATCAACTGTTCTTTGTTTGCGCATATTTCTCATTTGATTTTTATACCAAGAATCGGCATATCCAGGACTTTTTAATCTTATTGCAGCTTTTTCTTCTTTTGTAGGATTTTTATTTCCAATATAAGCTTGCCAAGAAGAAGGCGATATTGTGATAACCTCAGCCCCCGTAGACATTAGTTCTGCTATGACGACTCCATAAACATATGACAATTTAATAACAGCATCAGGGGATCTTACAAGAATGGCACCTTCAACTACTATGTAGTCTGCTTTTAATTCTTTTAGCATAGAATTTACTTTGCGTTTGGCATCATATATTTTAGCAAAAATATCTTCGCCAACTAAATTAATTTTACCCCACTTTAATGGCTTATCGTTTTCCATTAAACAAAATGCTATTGAATTGGTAGATGCGTCTATACCCAAAACTCTATTTGCTTTAGTTTTAATTAATTTAGCTAATGTCATCAATTATCTCTTTTAATTTTTTTTGTTTAGACTCATATTTATTTTTTTGACAAATAGAACATTCACCCTCTAAATTATATCGACTTAGTTTTGATTTACATTTTTTGCAAATTCTTAATGCACCATTTTTAACAGCCTTTTTTTCATAATATTTTTCCATAATTCTTTTATTAGTTGCAACCTTACAACATTCATCTGAACAATATTTTTGATTATGTGTTTTGGGAGTAAAATCTTTAGCACAGTCTTTATTAAAGCAAATCATATAATTGGGGTTTCATAAAGCTCTATTTGAACTGTACCCATTGGTCCAGATTTATCGTAACATTCTTTTTTAACTGGGCAGTAGGTGCATGGCATTTTTGATTTTGTTGCACCAGCTGGCCTCATTGGAAGATCTCCATTTTTAAAATTATCATACACTTCTTGCATCCAAAGAAATGCATCTTCTATAATTTTTTTATTTTTATCATTCATTGAAATTGGAATAATTAATATTTCTTGAGTATTTTTATTTTCATATAAAAAGAAACCCTCTTTAGCATTTTTTAATTTCATGTACGTAAGTAATTGAAGCATATGGTTTGGAGAAGATTTCATTTCTGATTGTCTTGTATCCCATACCTCTTGTTTGGCAGTTTTAATTTCACCAATAACGGTTTCGCCATCATACTCCATTATAAGATCTATAAACCCTCTAATTGGAGGATATTCATTAATAATTTCTTCTTCCTCCGCCCTCCATTCTGGCATTGTGGATATAAGCTTTTGAAGTCTTTCATGTGCTTGTGTACCCTGAGCCATATTAGCAACTGCCACCGCATCATTATCGTCAATAAAAACTGCACCAGAAAAAGCCATGTACCAATATCGTGGGCATTTACCATGACCATAACCAAGTGAACTTGGACTAAATGATTTTTTTGTCATCTCGCCATCTGCTCTTTTTGTTTTACGATAAGATTCATCTAGCAATGAAGCAAATTTTTCTGGATCAAAAAACTTTCCTGTATGTTTTTTAAATTTTAAATTTTTTACAATATCTCTAGCCATTAGTAAACCTAAAAACTATAGCTGCGCCTAGCCATATGCCGACAATACCCATTACTGCTGGAAAATATGGCGGTGCTGGAACTGGTAATTTAAATGCAGCAAAAATTCCACCAAGTATTGCTCCTGTAAAAGTAGATAAAAATATATCTTTAATCATTATGAATTATACCTAACTACATATTTAAGTGCATCTACAAGTTTGTCTATGGACTCCTTTACTGAGTAGTACACATTTTTTTTATTATTGTTGATGGTGCCTGCTTTGTCTTTTGCAATTGTTGAATATACTGAAGACATGACGGCAAATTTAGTTGACATTGCTTGCAATTCCATAATTAACATTGGGGCTTTGGCTGAAGGGACATCTGGGTTCATTAGAAGCTTAACAACAATTGCTAATGCTTTATCTAAATGTTCATCTTGCATAAACTCATGCAAATCATTAAACTCTGTTATATCTCCTATTAACTGTAGTGTGTTTTTATCTTCCGCCATTTTTAATCTCTTTATCTAATTTATCAAGGAATAATCCAAGTGGATACCCTATACATAATCCTATCATAACGCCTAAAAAAAAGATAGTCATTTTATTTCCAAGTTTATTACTTCTTTAGCAAAAAATGGCATTCCGTTATACCTTAAATCATAATTATTTTTTTGATCAGGATAATATACATCTTTTGTATAAAATCCCATAGCTTGTTCTGATTTTCTAACTTGTGATCTTATTTCTGACCAAACTGACTCTCCATATTTTTTAACACCGTCATGCCATTCCTGAGATCCTGTGTATTTCCATGTTAAAAAATGTCTTACAAAATATTTGTTTATATTTCCAAATGTTGGCATAGCAGCATGAAAAAATGGTTTAGATGAAGGGAATATGACAAGATCGCCTGCCGAAGGCTTATAATTAATTATTATTTCATCAAATTCATTTAAAAATGATATCTCCCCACCTTCATAATCATCGTTTAAATAAATTGTTGCTGTTAAAATTGCTTTTGGTCCTGGGTTTAAATCTGCGCTAGAGTCTAGGTGGTAGTGGATAGCATACTCTTTTCCAGTATTTGCACGATGCTTTGCTATATCTATACTTGAATTTATCCAACCAGAATCCCCAATAACATTCATTGGTTTATCATAATCAGAATATTTTTCAGTAAAAGATTGAGTATTTTTATAATTCCAATCAGATACGATATCTCCAAAAACTTTTTCCCAATGAAGGGGATCAGGCCCACTAAATAAATTTATTACATCTGGTTTTGCCCATTGTGATATATAATCATCGTATCCTTCTTTAATAATTGAATCTAAGCTATTAAATATATTTATTTGAGATTCATAATCTTCTGGGTGCTCATCTTTAAAGGATTCATTTAAACACCCTATTTCAACTCTGCATGTGTCTCCAAAATCATACCATTTTTTCCAAGGTTCAATTAGTCCTCCTTCTGGTAGATAACTTTCTGTTTTTTTAATATCATTTAAAATTTCAACATGATTTTTTAACGCATTTTTATAAACAACAACAAATGGCATTATAATTCTTTTTTGAGTTAAATCTAACATTTTTATTCCCCTTTATTTTTATATATGTTTTTGCCGTTGATATAAATTCTTTTATCATCGTTAATTAAAATTGCTTTTGTTTTTAAAATATTTGGATTCTCACCAGTTCTAATAACCTGTCTACCAACTACATTTGAAGAAACAGTTTCTCTGCCTTTATCCATCATAATTTTATCATATTCTACTTTGCCATATTTTTTTACTCCATTTAAATATTCTTCTGATCCTGTGTGCTCCCAAGAAGCAAAAACTCTAATAAATAGTTTATTGTTGCCCGCTGTTACGGATTTTGCAGCATGCCAAAAAGGCAAACCAGAAGGAAACACAGTTATGTCTCCAGCTCTTGGTTTATATGAAATTAATTCATTTTTTGCCTCATCAATAAATTCTACTTCTCCTCCTTCATAATCATCATTTAGGTAGATTGTAAACGTAATGATTTGTTTACCACCAGTCATTTCAATTCTATGTTCATGCCTATCTGTGTGAAATAATATTGCATACTCCTGTTTAGGCTTCATATGATGTTTTAATAATTCAATTTCACTAAAATCAAATTGTGGGTTTAATTCCCATGAAGTTACAAAATTTGGCCATTCTGCATCTTTATATGATTCAGAATATTCGTTAAAAATATTTAATAAATTTTTAATAATTTTTTCTTTCATATTATATTGATCTATATCATATTTATTTTTTTGTGCATCAGGTGTTGATTTAACTAATTTTGATCTAAATCCAAAATTATACCAAGGCACCCACTGCATAATTAAATCATTTTCTTTTTGCAAATAAGGCTGTGTTCCATGAAAATCGTTGATGGCAGATTCTTCTGGTGCTGTTACTTTATAATTTGAAATATCAGTTTCAGATTCAGAAATTATTTTATAAAAATTTTTAATTTCTTCATCTGTAAAAACATTTTGATAAACAACAACTTGTGGAATAATAATTGTTTTATTCATTTTCTTTGTTCCAATCTACTACTCTTTTAACAAAAAAAGTCATGCCATTTTCTGTGTCTCTATTTTTTTCAAATATATCTTCTCCTGGCATATAAACATTTTTTTGAAAATAACCTAAAGAGCTTTCAACTTTGTGCCTATATTCTTCAAATTTTTCCATAAGTTCTGGGCCAAACTCTTTTAACATTTCTTTATATTCTTCTGAACCGCCATGATTCCAAATTAAAAAATTTCTAACAAAATATTTATAATTTTTGCTTAATGGTAATGCTGCATGAAAAAATGGTTTATAGGATGGGAATACAATCAAATCTCCTTTTTGTGGTTTATAATTTACTATTAAGTTATTAAATTCATCTAAATATGAAACTTGACCCCCTTCAAAGTCATCATTTAAATAAATTGTAGAGGTTGCTATAGCTTTTGGACCAGCAGAAAACTGAGATCCAAACGCATCTAAATGATAGTTAATTGCAAATTTTTTATTTGTTTCTTTATTATGTCTTAAAACTTCAATTTCAGAACCAACCCATCCGTCTATGGATCGATCATTCCCCTTTAAGATTTCTTTAAAGTTCCAATTAGTAACAAACTCACTAAATACTTGTTTCCAATCATCCCAATAAACTTCACTATTTGTATATTCAAGAATTTTTTCTTTTGTTCCCCATTCTTGAAAAAAATCTTCATACGCAGCATCTAATGTATTTTTTATTTGTTTAAAAACTTTGTATTGCTTTAAGCCAAATTCGTTAAGATGGCTGGTGTCATAATTTTCATCATAAATACTTTCTTCTGGTATTTTAAAATTACTTTTTATGCCTAGCTCATACCATGGCTCCCAATTTGCTATGACTTTACCCGAACTATCATCTACAGAATTTTTTATAACTTCATAAATTTCATCTATATTGTCAAATGCTGATTTATATAGGTTAACAAAAGGCATTATGTGCTTTTTATTTGTTAAATCCATTATTATCCTCCCAAAATTGAATTAGTTCTTCTAAAACCGACCATTCTATTATACCAAGTCTTACTTTACTTTGATTCCCTATAATTATTTTAAGTGCTGGGTGCATGCTTCTATTAACCCTAAATGTATCAGTACATATTTTTGCCCAATTTTCTTGATTTAAAGTAAAAGATTTAGATGCTTCTTTATAATCTACAAGAAATTGTTTCCATTGAGCATCGCCTTTTTGATAATCACCACGCCCAGAATTTTTTTGAGCTTTGGCCCCGTCACGCCTTACTTCAGATTTTTCTGACATTACCCGACTCTATATCTATTTTCATGTCCTTCTGGGCACGTCCAAAACATTTCTAAGGCTTCTTGATTAAAATAATATACATTAACTTTTGAATCACATTTTGAACATGGCCTTTCTCCTTCTATTTTTTCTATACGATCATTTTTTAAAATGGCTTGTTCTATTTGCTTTTGATTTAAAAATTCATTAATGTCTGGCATGTTACTCCTACTCTATAATAATTGGGGATTGATTTACAAAAACTGTCCTATATCTTTTTTCAGTATTTATATCTCCTGGGTATAAGATTCTTAAATTATGATCTCCAGCATAATAAGCTTTTTCCATTTTATTTTTTTCTAAATCTTCCCATTCTTCTTCAGTAAATTTAGATTTATTATCATGCCAGTCTTTAGAACCTTCATAATCATATAAACAAAACATTCTTATTAAATATCTTTTTCCTTCTCCCATTGGTAAAACTCCATGATAAAAAGGTTCATATGAAGGGAAAACGGTTACATCCCCAGGTTTTGCTTTATATGCATAAACAATATTTTCATCTTGATTATAAAAAGAAATTTCTCCTCCATCAAAATCATCATTTAAATACATTGTAAATGTTAATGCCAATTTATTTCCAGCGCTATCTAATCTTGATTGAAGTGAGTCTACGTGGTAATTCATTGGCAAATTATAAACTCCATTTTGAGGATCATGTTTTTTGTCACGGTCAATTGAAGAATATTCTAAAACATTAAATTCATGATGTCTCCAAGGTGGAGTATCAGAAAAATTCCAATTTTTTATATTCCATGGCCAGTATCCTTTATTAGCCCAATCTTTAAAAAAATCTTCCCTAGCAAAATTAAAAGCTTCATATATTTGATTAATTATTTTTTTTTCTTCAACTATAGTCCCTGGATCATCTGCGTTGATTTCTGGTATTCCTCTTGAAGTATCAAATGACATAATAAATCCTTTTGAAGACTCGGTTGCATTCCATTCTTCCCATTTGTTAAATATTGTTGGTAAATATTCTTGATTTTCAGATTTTTTAAAAAGATTAAGTATGATTTGTGGCTCTTTAAGTAAATTTTTATAAATAACAACCTTTGGCATTACATTTATTTTTTTAAAATTTTCCATTTATATCCTCTGTTATTTTTTCAACTACTTCTGGATTGTCTCGTAAGTATTGTACCGTTTTTGCTCTGCCCTGAAATCTTTCTCCATTAACAGTGTACCAAGCACCGCCTTTTTCAACAGAACCAACCATTTCTGCAACATCAAGCGTTTCTCCAACGCTGTCAACTCCTAAAGATTCTCCTTGGTAATAAAAATCGTATTGCCCTGAAAGATTAGGGGGGCCGAGTTTGTTGTAATCAATAATCCAATTGACTGGTCTGCCAACTCTTTGTTCAATGATTTTGTCACCAACTTTAATGCCCGCTTTAATCGCATTAGCTTCAGCCTCTGAAGACCATAGCTTAATGACTGTGGAAGAGAAGAATTTAACTGCCATTCCTCCTGTTGGAATATGGGAGGCATGCATAGATCCAAATTGATTTCTTTGCTGTGAGATGAGTACAAGTAATGTATTTTTGTTTGCATAATTTAACATTTTGACTGCATGAGTCATATCCTTTGCTTCTGCTCCGATTTGCTTTGTATCTTGCAAATCTTTCATTTCATTTCCATCTTTTTCAAAATAAATTGCTGGTAATAGTGCTGAAATAGAGTCTACAACAATAATATCTACACCTGCATCCATTAATTTAGTAGCAACATCAACCATATCATTAACAGTTTTAGCTGAGGAATAAATAAGAGAAGAAGAATCTACTCCCAACATTTCTGCCCATGATTGATCATAGGATGCCTCTGCGTCAATCCATGCACAAGTTTTGTCTTCTTTTTGTGCAAGCGCAATCATTTGTAAGCAAAATGAAGATTTGCCTGCGGATTTATTACCCCAAACAAGAACTTGTCTTCCATAACCAAGTCCGCCTTTTAATGCCATATTTAAACCAATACTAGGAGTTTTTTGTTTTTCAACAACTACATTTTGAGCAGATTGTACTCTTGCCCTAGTTTTAGGATCAAGCTTTGCTAATATATCATCAATAGCTATCATTTTTTATACAGAGGGGAATCATGATCAACAAAACCAACTTTTGTTTGATTTCTTGTGCAGGTATAACCAAGACAATTTTCTGGTGCATTATTATCGCTTTCGTATCCAAGCTCAAATCCAAATTCATCTGTATCTTGATCATAAGTAATCGCCATCATAGAGCCATGATTATAAATAAAATCATTTGGCCAGACCTGCTCTATTTCAATTAATTCCATTAATTTAGAGCGAGGAACTGTCATTTTGCCATGATGACTTAATAAAGCAACTAATGTATTTGTTCCTTTTAATTGATTTGCAATTGAATCTACTACTTCAAATAACTCTTGTCCAACTTTATTTTTTAAATCTTCGCTTCTTTGTTTTTGATTATTCATTAGATCTCTTTTCTTTTTACTATTATATCATTAAAATAAATTGCCGTGAAGCGTTGGGCGTGTTTTATTTTTTTCAATTTTATTAAATAAAACTTCATCCAAGCTATGGGTAAGGTCCCCAGTATTTTTCATTGCAGCATAAACATCCAAAATTCTAATTAAAACATCTGCTATTTCTTCTACAACTTCTTCAGAACCTTTATTTTTACGGATAGCTTCCAAAACCTCAGTAACTTCCGAATGTACAAGAGCGAGTTTATTACCAATTTTGTCATAATTAATTTCTCCTTGCCAAAATCCTTTTTCAATTGCTGTCTCATGAAGAATAGCTGCCAGCGGATCCAATCCATAATCTGTTACTAAATTTGTCAAACTATTACTCGAAGTCGTGAATGAGCTGGTTGTTACTATTCCCTGATTCATTTTCTGCCTTTAACTTAAATGTAAAAATTTGATTATCTGAATTGTAATCAACTTGTAATTCTTTATCTACTTTTGCTGCATTTAAAAATATAGTGGTTGGAATTTGAATTTCCCCCAGTGTTTCTAACGCTGCAATTAAAATCTTTGGAATTGTTAATGCTCCAAAAACATCATCTGCTGTAGTAACTTGAATTTCTTCTGTCATAGTATCTCCTTTATATTTAATGTACCATCATCCAATTTAGATAGTACAACTTTACACTTCATTCCTTCTCTCATTTTTGCCAATGTCATTTTATACATTGTTGGAAATGCAATTGCTCTAGTTAATTCTTTATCTTTATTAGATAATACTATATGACTCATTGTTTTGCCAGCTTTTGTTTGATACGGAGTAAAATTAACCACAATATATTCATCTTCTTCTAAATCATATTCTTTTCTGTACAGGTAGTCTACAAATAAATCATCTGATTTTGAATTAATATCGCTAACCTTAATATATCTTGCAATTCTATTATCACCTACCAAAATAAAATACATTTGGCCTGTTTCAATTTGTGTTTGCTCTGTGTGAAACAATCCTATTGATCCAGTTTCATCAACAAGCTCAACTCTGGCCCAGCCAGCACCACGTTTAATACTTTTTACCATACCAAACATAATAAATGATCCAAGGTCATCAAATTCTTCAATAGGTCTTGCTTGAGCTTTAATTCTTGGAGGTATTCCTTCCAAATTAAAAGAAGGTATTCCTAAGTATTCGTAGTAGTTGTCTTTTTCATTGCCTTGCCTTTTGTTGTCATCAAACGCAGCAGCGCCGATGGAGTTAAGAGCAGCAATAGCACGGCTGTTAATGCCAGAACCTTTTTTCGATGCTTTATCAATAAAGTCAACATAATTTTGATATGGCCTTCTTTCAATTATTTTATTAGCAATATTGTCTGAAATGAATTTCACTTCAGCTAATCCAAATCGAATAGAATTTTCTTGTAGCTCAAAATGAACACTTGATTCATTAATATGAGGAAGCAATATTTTTAATCCTAATCTTTTTGATTCAATTAAATATTCTGTTCTTGCATCTTTATCATTTTCGTTTTTAAGAATGGAAAACATAAACTCAAGTGGATAATTAACCTTAAGCCAAGCAGTATAATAACTAAGCATAGAGTAAGCAACAGCATGGGAACGGTTAAAAGAATAACCAGCATGCGCTTCAAAATCATGCCATAGCGCTTCTGCTTTTTTCTTAGAAATGTGTTCTGAAGCCCCAGCAACAAATTTATCCTTGAACTGGTCAAATTCTTTTGCATCTTTTTTCTTTCCAATAATCTTGCGGACCTTATCAGCCTCTGCCCAAGTCATACCTCCCAAGTGTACGCATGCTTGCATAACTTGTTCTTGATATATAATAACACCATAAGTATTCTCAGTAAAAGGTTTCATTATGTTATGAGTATATTCTACGGCTTCTTTCCCATGCTTTCGATTAATGTATGCTGCACCCACCGTATTCATAGCGCCTGGTCTAACCAATGCATTTGAAGCAGCAAGATCTTCAAATTTATCAATTCCCATTTTAATCAAAAGGTTTGTATATGGAGTTGCTTCTGCCTGAAATACCCCTTTAGTATATCCTTCATTAAGCATTTTATATACTTTAGAGTCATCTAATGACAATTTTGATAAATTAATATCTTCCCCAGTACGCTTTTTAATAGACTTTAATGTATCAGAGATTACAGATAAAGTCTTAAGTCCTAGGGCATCTAGTTTAATAAGACCTATATCTGCAACCGTATCCATATCGTATG